CTTGGCATGTGTCAGAAGTTCGTTGAAGCTGAGCTGGATAAGTCTCTTGTAAGCGCTTATGACGAACTCGGCGCGTTCCTGATGAGGAAAAAACTAATCGTCGCCAGAATGCCAGTAATCGAACCTGACGAAGTGAAAGAAGGAGCTATTGACTCAGCCTCGTCTTGACACAGCTACCGTCTTCATCACCAATATGTCTCCAGCTCATTCCTATGAGTCGATACCGAAGTACGGCGCTCCACGGCCGGTGACTACCGGCAATTACCCTATCTGGAAAACAGAGCGCTTGCAGGAGGAGATCGTCAGGGCTCTGAGCTACTCTCAGCCAACAGACTATTTGGCTTTCAGTGGTTCGAGCTTCGTAGCAGCTATCTGCTTGGCCGTCTGGCTCCTCATGCACAAAGAATGTAAGGCACTGCTGTACGATCCCAAGCAGAAGTCTTACGTTCCGAGAACGTTGAAGAGACTGGACATCATAACTCAAATCGAGAAGGTTAAAGATGCGACCCGTTAAGTTCGACGAGCAGAACATAGTATGGGCTGAGAACCAGCCACCATATTTACCTCTTCCAGCTCATACTACCGAAAACGAAACCATCTCGTGTTGGTCGCTAACAGTACGCGAGCGATTAAAGATTCTGTTCACAGGACGGCTCTGGCTGAGACAGATGAATCACGGTCAACCACTACAGCCACAGCTAGTTACTGTACACACACCGTTCGTGAAGGACCCGTTCGAGATATGAGCGACTTCATCCGCTTCTCTATCCCGACTATGGCTCACGAGGCTGTCCAGTCCTTGCAGGAAGCGAGGCGACTGGCTCGGTCTCTTGAGGCCACCGTAGATTCACTTATCCCTGTCGTAGAAAGCGCAGAAGCAGCAGCACAGCTAGAGGAGATCAGGGAAACGGCAATGAAAGCTTCAGAGGTTCTCAGGAGACTCTACAACCGTAACGCAAAGGAAACTTTCGGGCCAGGAGTCACGCCCTCGAATCTGGCCAGTGGAAAGGGAACCGCTCCTGGTCCGGAAGTTAAAACAAATGAAAGTTGATAAACTACAGCTGGCTTGGGCAGCAGAACGAGTGTACGGACCTAGAGACGCAGGTCCCAGAAATAAGCCGAGATACGACTACAGAGCGAGCAAGTTCGAGCACGTACAAGCAATAATCGCTATGTTGTGGCCGTTTCTATCCAGACCAAAGAAAGACCAGGCAGTTTCGTCGTTCAAGGAATATCACAAGCACTTATTGACGAGGAGGGCACGTTGAAGGTAGACAATTTCGCCTTAGAAGCCTTCATCTGTCCTGCGAAGTACTTCTTACGCATGAAGCAGGGAATGGTGCCTATCCGGCGCAAGCCGTCTCTCGGTTTCGGAGGAGTGATTCACTCTGGCCTGGCAGAATGGTACAGAACCAACGGCGACAACGCTGTGCGAGAAGCTGCAGCACTTCAGGCCATTCACAAACACTGGCCAGACGTAATGCCTCCTGACGACTTCAGAACAGAGTCGTATGCACTCAAGCTCATGCACGCCTATGCCCAAGAATGGCCGAGCGAGTCCTGGAAGGTGATTCAGGGACCAAGCGGAGCTGTTGTTGAGCAGGCGTTCACCGTCGATACTGGAATGATGCTAGACGAGGAATTCAGGGAAGGTGATCCTGACGGTGGAAGGATTCTATACGGTGGAATCATCGACGTAGGTTGCGATTTCGACGGCACGCTCTACGTCGTTGACCACAAAACTTCCACACGGCTCGGAGACGGAACCTACTACTTCTTGCAGTATAAGCCTGACAACCAGATGACGGGGTATATCTGGGGTCTGGGCAAGCTAACTAATCAAAAAGTCGGAGGGGCCATCATCAACGCGATGGGCCTCTACAAATCTGGAGAAATCAAGTTCAAGAGGTCAATCACCGGCCGCAACCAGTTCGAGATCAACGAGTGGCTTGAGGGCGTACGCATTCGCTGTAATGAGATCAAGAGGTGTGAGAAGACAGGAAACTGGAGACTCGAAACGTCCAAGTGTATGGATTACGGCGAGTGCGAATACCGGTCAGTGCATGTTCTCAACGACCCGGTTTCACGGCAACTGAGACTGGAGCAAGATTACGTTAAGTCCGAGTGGAACTATGAAGACAGAGACGATTAAAGGCACATTCGCAGCTATCATGGTCGGCTTACTAATGATAGGTCTAGCGATACTGTGCCTATGGGCAATCTTATAATGCCTGTAATCGGTCCCTTTGAAGCCAAGTTCACTGGTGGTATCTGCATGACCTGTGACCAACCTATTGTTTCAGGTGAGAAGGTCATGTGGCTGAAGGGCCAAGGCATGTGGCACGCTGACTGCAAAACACCTACGAGCATCAGCATGTACGTCGCTGAGGAAGTGAAGAAACGGAAAAGGGAGAGTTGATATGCGCTTAGGCGAACTCGAGAAGATCTGGGAAGCTGATCCCGAAGGCGTTCCTCTCAATCCTCAATGGATAGAGACAGAACCTGAGCCGGCAAAGGAACCAGTGAAGGTTGGCAATAATTAGAGCGCCGTTTACTGCTCAGTATCTCACTGGAGTCGGACAGGCTAACGACCCTTGGGTTGTAATACACAATGTAGCGAGGCAAGACGAAACGGCATTACTCTATCCCGACACATCGAAGATTCCTCTCTGGAGGCAGAGGCCAGAGAGAGTAGAACACTCGATCAGAGCATGGCGCTGCTGGGGACTGATAGCAGAAGACAACATGTACGCGTCACGCAAGGAAAGCCATGACTGGTATCTATCTTCCGTTGCTGCTAACTGTACCTGGGAAGGTCCAGTATTGCGTGCTCACAAGCGCCCAGTAGATCCCGTATACTGGGACGCAAAGAAGAAAGTCGCGTCCGAGCGCGAGTACTACGATGAGATGCACGACACATTTTCTCTCGCAGGCATTCACGCACTTAAAACAAAAGAGCAAGCAATAGAGACTACCGACGACTACGACGTTCCCGTTTACGGTGAAGTTGATCTGTGGGGTCGAGTAGCTCAGTTTGAACTTGGCTACCGAGCAGAAGCGTGCATGATAAGACATCTCTACATTATCAAGAGCGCCTTCTTCCGTCGATACAACGCACAGAACGACCAGAGAGAGTGGCTCAGGATCAAAGATGATCTCGCTCTCATCACAGAACAGCTTCCTCGTCGTTACGGCTGCGAGGTGACACTTGTCTGATACTAAGTTCGTAGCTACACTTCGCACCGTCTTCGACGCTCAAGACGAGATGGAAGCGATTTTGATGGCAAACGAGTTTCAAGAGAAGATCGCTGATCTCCTTGACGAAGATGACGTTGTTGACGTAACGCAAGTGATTCCTTTCGAGACGGCGAGACAGATTCCGTCAGCTGAGATGATTGAACAACTGAGACGATCCCGTGACTTGCTCATCAAGACACGAATCGTACAGTGTTTCGAGCTCGCACGAGAACTCGACAAGACGGCATGGACTCTTGAGCATCGTGCAGAACCAGGCTTTGATATGGCAGGTTATGACTGGGGGGCGTTCCTCGATCTTACTAACCGACTACTGGAGCGAAAGCCGTGACTGAAATACCTGGATGGAAGCCAGGAGATCCGATACGAGTACTTCCGTTCGGACCCAGTAAAGTCGGCAAGACGTTCGGCGCTGGTACTTGGCCAAGACCAGTGTTCATGGACTTCGACAGAGGAATAGATACTGTTTTCTCACCAGATTTCCTCAAGATTCATGGGTACAAAGAAGTGCAGTACAGACCGTTCTACGAACGCAGCTTCGTCGGTCCCATAGTCAACGCGCACAATGCCTACGATGATGCTTGCAGATACTTCGACGAGATGATGAAAAAGAAGACCACCTTCGACACGTGGGTAATCGACTCAGCCACAACACTGAGTGAGGACGCACAGAACAAGGCAGTGATCTTACTCGGAACCAAGGACTATAATTATCAGTCCAAGACTCATGAGCAAGCGCTGAAGCACAATCTCCTCGTACCGAAGATTCAGGATTACGGAGCTGAACGTAGTCTTGTTGAACAGTTCATAGACATGGTACTGAGTACTGACAAGAACGTCGTTCTGATCTGCCACGAGTACGAACAGACTGACGACGAAGGCAACGTCATCGGAGTTCAGCCGCTTCTCACAGGCAAGAGTAGGCAAGCTGTTCCGCTGCGATTCAGTGAGGTCTATTGGCTTCGAAAGATTCGTCAGGGACTCAATTGGGTTACAAAGTGCGTGACTCACGCAGACGGTCTTCACCTTGTCGGTTCACGTACCGGCGTCGTGAACGACGTTCAGTGGACTTACGCCGACGTTCGTCAAGGGCTCACTGATGCCTACGAGGAACGAGTAAAACAAATCAACGCGGCAAAGCAAGCAGCCGACAAAGCGGCAGCTGCTCCAGCCGCACCGCAGGGCGCCAAAGCGTCCTAGGAGGTAGCATGTCACCGGTATTACAGCCAGACACATCAGCAGCAGAGGACTACTCGACTCCGATTCCGCCCGGAACCTACAAGGCGAGGATTGTAGGCGTGGAAGTCGGTCTCTCGAAGGCGAAGAACCAGAAGATCATGCCCAAGTTCGAGATCAACGTCGACGGACACAAGCGGAACCGGACAGCCCACTTGGTAATCTCAGGTGAAGGCAGCATGGGATTCGACCAGCTGCTCAGAGCCTGCCACATGACGGAGCTGGCCGATCAGTACCGCGACCCGGCCGTTACCTCAAAGCCGTCGTTCGACACAGACTCACTGCGAGATCAAGAGCTCCAGGTCGTCGTGGAGGAGAACATCTACAAGCCGGATACTCCCGGCGCACAGGAACAAAGGAGAGACCAGATCACCGGTTATCTCAGAGCGTAAGGCAAGGGTCCCGGGTCGCCGTGGCGAGCACGGATC